ATTTTAGGTTGTAATCTCCTGTTTGTGTGTCAATATATGCAGTACGTTTCATTTTGGAAATAGTCTTCTGCATGAAATTTTCTACTTCAGCAGGAGCAATATTACCTACATTAATTTTAAAGATACGTTTTTCGGGTGCTCTTACAATTCTATGTATTAACATAGCATCCTCCATTAATGTATATTGTTTAAACAATTTACGAGCAGGTTCAATATAACTTCTTCCATATGGTAAAAAGTTTGTATCTGTTAATAGACGGAAATGAGCCATTTCATAATTGTCAAACAATAGTGAGTTTGATTGAGCACTGTTATTTGGTACATCATAATATCCATAACTAGATGCAGATACACCTTCTGGATCAAATCTAAATCTTACTGATGCTGGGTTATCTTTATCATATCCTTCTTGTCTTTCGATATGGTATGCAGTGTATGGAATAACATTATATACCCCAAATTTTTCTGCGATTTCTAATTTAAGGAAGAAATCACCATATTTACACATATTTCTAACCCAAGGCCAAAGGTTAAATTCAATATTTAAAACATCATAGAATAAATTATATAATATTTTTTGAATATTTTCATCTGTAGATCTAATAGCTAATACCTCTCCCATATCATTTTTAAGAGTAGATTCATCAGCTAAGATATCTAATGCTGAGGCAATGATAGCATCAGTATCCATTGCATCATATTCTGAATAGAGTTGAGGGCGTAGGGTTTGATAGTTAAATGAATTCTGGTATCCATATAAAGAGGTACTAGAATTGGTATATAAACGATTATATCTATCAATTAGTGAATTTGTTTGAAATTCTCCTGATTGTTGGATAGTATTTATGTCTAATACTTTTAATTGATCTCCCCCAGTATTTCTAATGATTACATCTGTGGAAAATAATCGTTGTAGTCGTGGAAATAAGCCTTTATCTGCCATTTAGTTAATTTATATAATTATAAATATTAGAGTAACCATCTAATATCCTCTTTTCCGTTTGAATATGGGTTATCTATTTGCCATGGGTTATCTTGAGTATTAGAAGAATAACCACCATGATATGGAGTATTAGTAGATGTTGTACTGTTTAACATACTTTTATACATATCTTCTCCATATTTATTAAACTGTAAAGCAGTTGATCTAACATATTGTCCCATCGAAAAAGACATAACTAAATCATCGTTATACCCTGATTGGGCTTCAGCTCTACCATTTTTCCAAACAAACGTTTTCATTTCAGATAATAAACGTTTTGATTGAAAAATAACCCCTTTATCAGCTACTGCTTCTTGGAATTTATTTATACAAATAGGTCTCGTTCTTGAGTTCATTGTAAATCCTGGGGTCATTTTTGATTTGTCTGCATATTCATTAAAATAAGAATCTGCTTTTATTTCTCCACTTTTTGGTGAATGATAAAAATTTTGGTAACCTCTTTCTAATATAGTTTGAATTGTAGACCATCCAATATTAGCATTTTCAACAACTAGTAAAGCATTATTATATTCAGTTGCTATTCCTACTAGTAAATGTCCAAATTCTTTAGTACCAATTTGTCCTTTATATTCACCAACCTGTGTATTATTTTCAATATCCATTATATGGAATGCAGAGTAGTCTTTAGAATCACCTCGAGCTACATCTGCTAATACCATATATTGGCGAGAATAATCAGCTGGTTCCCATATCCATAAGTTACGATCTGCTCCTCGCTTTTCCAAGGGTTCTTTAACATAAGTTTTCTCATAGAATTCCATAAATTCACTATAGAAAACAGTATCACCTGAGGTGTTAAAGTCACAATCACACTCTTGGGCTGCTAATCTAGGATCACCTAGTAAAATATCTTGTTTATCTCTCCATGATTGGTCTCTTTCAGGGTGAACTTGCCAAGGTAAACGAATAGGTAAAAATTCACTATCTACAGAATTTTCTGCGTCTTCCCACATTTGATGAAACCAGTTACCAGTACCATAAGGGGTAGATAATACTATAGCACCCCCTCCTGTTGCTAGGGTTTGTTGTGCTGATGCCCATGTTTCAGCAATATTTTCAATAAAAGCAGCCTCATCAACTATTAGCAAAGATACTGCTTCTGATCGTGCGGCATCTGGACTGGATGATTTGGCTTGGATTTTAGATCCGTTTTTTAGTTTTAAAGATAGTTTATTGTTTTCTTCATGTGATATTTTTAACCATGAAGGTAGATTTTCATACATGAATTGTACCTTAGAAACTAGGTTACGAGCTGTTGCTTGTGTTGTTGCTAAAGCTAGTATGTTTTTATTCTCAAAGAAAATCATCAACCATAAAGCATATCCTGCAGATAAGGTTGAAAGACCTAACTGTCTAGATTTAAGGACTATGCTATAAGGATTTTCTTGGAATAATTTTAAAACTTTTTCTTGAAAATGAAAGAGTTGAAACTGTATTCTACCTCGTTGGGGATGTTGAATATAGCAGTACTTTTTCATAAAGTATACAGGATCTGTTGCACACTTTATATATTCTTCTCTTAATATTTTCTTTATTTCTTGACTCATTATAAAAGAATAATTAGAGCTGCTATTGCTCCTAAAAATCCACCACCCAGTATTTTAGTAGTAGTTTTTAAGTTTTTATTTTTTCTATTGAGATTAGTATTTTCTTCCCTTAAACGGGTTACTTCTTTTGTATGTAAACTATCTTGTTTAGTTAGATTACTAATCTGTTTTAGATAATTTTCTTCTTTTTGTTCTAGTAGAGTTATTGTACTATCTTGAAAAGATATTTTTGTTTTATAAACAGTAATAAGATTTTGTGTTTCATGAAGTTCATTTTCTAATGAATCTTTTTGGATTAATTCAATAGAAATATTTTGAACAACATTGTAAGGTAAACAGATCTTACTGGTATCTATTTGTGAGAAAGTTGTATAACTCAGTAGGAGAAGAGTTACTAATATCTTGTATTTTTTTACCATAATAGTTTCGTATTTTTTCTATATTTAAATTTATTGAATCTATTTTATGGTCATACACAATAAGACTGTCTTTATATTTTTGGATTTCTAGATCAAATTTTAATTGATCTTGTTTAAGATAAGTTAACTCTACATCTAAACTATCAATTTGTTTTTGATATCTATCTACAGTATAGAGAGCGTTTCCTCTACTATAGAGAGAAAACGCTAACCCTACTAATAATATACCTATAACTCCTAAAAGGATTAATTTGGTCTTATCTAATGTTATAACCTTTTTCATAGAATTTTTATCCTACATCTCTCCCAGCTGCTCTTTTAAGATCATCAAGCATTGATTTTGAAAGTTTGTATTCTTCCTTAGCTTTTTTAAGATAAGCATCTATTTTAGGTTTATCATCTTTATATTTTTTAATAAACTTAAGCCCTAGGTTGAATTTTTCTTTCTTTTCTTCTGGGGTAGAGGCTGCTGCTTTAGCTATTGGGTCTTTTTCTCCTGCTTTAATTGCTTCTTTATCTTCAGCATCCATACCGGATGTTTTACAAGGTTTGGGTCCTCGTTTACTTGAGGTAGATTTTTTTGTTGATTTTGGAGTAGTAGATTTTTCTTCTTCAGGTTTTGGTTTTCTAGATGATTTAACATCTAAATAAGGAGTAAAATCAACTAATTCTTCACCTGTTTTTTTATCAGTATAAGTTTGATCAGATTTTCGATTAATAAATTTACGAATTTCAGGGTTGTTAAATGTAGCTGAGTCTTTACCTACTTGGGAAGCTAATTCTTTAGTATCTACTTCACCTGTATCTTTTAGTTTATCAAGTATTGTATTTAATGATTTACTTTTAGATACTTCATTATCTTTAAATTCTTTATATGCTTTATTAAATCCTTCTTTATCTGTTACATTATATACAGGCATTTCAGAAAGAACATTTTGTATCTCTTCTCTAATTATTTCTTTTAGTCTAGATTTTTTCATTTTAATATTTTATTATAAATAGGGTAAAGTGGTTAAATATTATTTAAATAATTTAAAAATTCTTTTACAATTTCTTTATGGCGTGGAGATTTTTTAGATATTTCCTTAAGAGTTGATTTAATATCACTCTCTGATTCAGTTAATGGAGTTGTAATATCTTCTAGATTTTCCATATCTTCTTCTGTACCATAATCTTCAACATCATTTTTAAATTTATTGAATGATTCAAGCATTTTAGATCTACTCATTTTCATAATACCTTCTTTTATTATTTCCATTATATCTCCTACTTTAGTATTTAACCATTTTAATCTTTCTCCAAAACGTTTTCCTTTCATTGGATTAATTACATTTTTTGAAGGTATATAAGGTAATAATGGCTTAATATATTCATCTCCTGCTAGAAAAATAAACTTAGAATCTTCAGGGTTGATTCCTTTTCTTTTAATTTGATCAAATGTAATTTTACCCCACTCATCTCTTTCATCTTTAGGCATTTCTTTTAGAGTCTTATCATATGGAGCTAATTTTTTACCTAATGGAACTAAATGATGTTTAGCAGATAAGATATACATTCTATCTGGTTCTAAAGATTTCCCATAAGCTAATGTTTTTTGGAACATTGGGGATGCTGAATAAAGTTCCTGAGCAGGAGCTGGGTGTGAGGTTTTGGATTTTGTACAGCTAAGAAAGACAATTTTTTCCATAATTATAAATATGGATGAGAAATAGAAGAAATTACTTTATCTACTCTCTCAGCTATACCTCCAGAAAGTTCAACATAATTTTTAATTAAATGTTTGTTATCTTCTATAATATCTCTAATCTCCCTATCAACTCTATTTCTAAAATCTAAATCTGTTTCTCTAACTCCATTATCCTCCATCTCAACACCCTCAGGAGAAATATAAAATATGTAGTCATACTCTTTTATGAATTTAATAGCTAAATCATAGAATTTATCTGAATGGATGAATGGGATTGATTGGGCTAGGTGGGTAAAGGCCATAACATCAATCACAGTTCTGTCTGTGATAATTTTTGGTTGGAGAAGTTCACTACAACGCTCTGCTAAGAATATTACTTGTCCCTTTAAAGAAGAATCAGTATTAAGTGGTATTCCTAAATCTCTTAAATACTTAGAACGTTCAGTTGCAAACGTATAATCTTTAAATTCAGGTTGTTCTTTTAATACGTTTACAAGTGTTGTTTTCCCAACACTCATTGTTCCTGTAAAACCTATTTTCATGATTGAGTTTGTTTATAATAATTGTCAGATTCTAATTTTTCATTTAATATACCTTCTACAGTATAAATTGCTTGAGCACCACTTACAGTAATACCTCTAGCAGATAAAGCATCACCTACGAAATGTACGTTAGAATATTTGGTTAAACTAAGATCTTTATAATCTACTAATGGTTCAGGTGAAAGATATTTCACTTCAGGCATATAAATACCCCAATCATTTTCTAATGTTGGAAATACTTTTTTCATATCCTCAATAAACTCTTCAATATAAAGAGCATAATCACCAATAGCATCATATAATGGTTGAATACTATCTACTACATTACATTGTATATAGTTACCTTCAGATGTTTTAGATGGTAAACGAGTGTGGTTAGGTGAAAAATAAGTACCCATACCATCTTTTTGCAATTTTTTAACTGCCTCTCTTGACCAATCAAATGGATTATCTATACCTCTAATTTCCATTAGAATACCAAAGTTAGTCATATCGTTACGATATGCTTTATCTTTTTTAGCATGGCCATTATAGGTATGATCTCCATATGTTACTTCAGTTGCTACATAGGCGGCGTTATTATTAGTACAAAATGAACGTAATGATACACCTTTATCTTCAAATTTTCTATAAAGTTTAAAATCATAACTAACATCAATTAATTTTTGGAAGTGTTTTTGTGGGGCTTCAAATCGAACTCCTATTTGTACTGATTTGGGTTCGGTTGGTAGATCATATTCTTCTGCTAATTTTTTACCAAAATCGATTCCTGATTTCCCTACTCCGAAGATAAGTTTGTCATAACTACCCTCAAGACCCCATGAGGTTGGAGATGTAGCTGATATTATTTGATCTTCAAAATCAATATTTGTTACTTTAGTTTCCCATTCAAAATTAACACCTTTATCAACTAAATAATCGTACCAATTTTTACCTATTTCATGTAGATAATCTGTACCAACGTGCCATACAGGAAACAATCTTAAACCAAAATATGGTTTAATAAAATCTGGTTCTGCTTGAGGATCTGAACATTGTACTTCCTCTGGTTTAGGGTGGAAACGTTTAAAGTTAGTGATAACTTGATCCATTAACTCCATTGCTTTTTCCTCACCACAATATTTGGATAATTGACCTCCAATTGATGTATGGTAAGTGAGTTTACCATCACTCCAACCACCTGCTCCTAGAAATCCTGTCATTACCTCTTCAGGTTTTCTTTCATATGGTGATTTACCCATATCAATTATGGTAATCATATTACCGGGATATCCTTCATCTACTAGCTTAGTTGCAGCATTTACTCCTGCTACTCCTGCTCCTACAA